ATCCCTGGTGGATCCCTTAAAAGAATTGAAAATTGATGTGATCAATTGCACACCATCCAGTGCGCTGGATTGTTTTCCTGCAGCAAAACTGGAGGAAGCAGTGTGACATGGATCTGCTAAAAGTCGAGCAGGCGAAATATGATGCCGTGTGGCTGCTGCCGGAATATCGTGGCAAGTGCCACAGCCTGGAATTATTTCACAATCATCAGGATCTATTTCCGCCACAATATAAATCCATTCTGGACATTGGCTGCGGCCGCGGCCGGCTGATCAAAGTTCTGTCGCGCCTGGGCCTGGATACACATGGTGTGGACTTTTCCAAAAATTGTCTGGATCCGGATATCACTGAAAACTATCCGCACCGATTTCACAATCAGTGCCTGTGGGAAATGGATCTGAATCGTGTATTTGATCTTGGTCTGTGCATTGATGTCATGGAGCATATACCGGAAACCAAAGTCATGGATGTGCTGCACCAGATCCAGATCCACTGCAGCATTGTGATATTTAGGATTGCAAACTATCCATCGAATTCACTTGGCCATGAGCTGCACCTGACATTGAAACCGGCCGCCTGGTGGCTGGCCCACATCGCAGCCAATGGTGGATATGTCATTCAAAATGACATCCGGAATGCAGATCCGCGTGAAAAATATTATTTCACTTGGTACACATAAAGGATCCGACAATGAAAATATCAATTCATGTAGAATCAAGATTTGAGCATCACAGATACTGGTGCAGTTTATTCGCAGCTGGTCTGCGCGCCCATGGCCATCATCCAAATATGGTGGAAGGATTCCATCCGACAGAATGCGATCTGGCAGTGTTCTGGAGCCATCACCCACGCACATTGGCCATCAGGCAGCGCCAAATGGCCGCTGGTGCCGATTATCTGGTCATGGAGCGTGGTTATATAGGCGACCGGAAGAAATGGACATCACTGGGATTTAATGGACAAAATGGCCGCGCAGACTTCCTGAATGAGAATTCACCATCTGATCGCTGGGACAGGTATCCCAGCTGGAATGAAAAGCCCTGGCACCCTGGATCTGATTACATTCTGCTGATCGGCCAGGTGCCAACGGATTCAGCTGTGGGCCACATCGATTTCAAATCATGGGTGGTCAATACTATCAAACATCTGAAACAGATCACGGATCTGCCGATCGAATACCGGCCGCATCCGATCGCCCAGGGGCGCCATCTATCGCATAAATATGAAAAAGCTGAATTGATCGATGAAATATCCAGGGCTGCTGCTGTGGTCACTTTCAATTCCACGGCCGGTGTGGATGCTGTCATGGATGGCATTCCGGTGATCGCAATGGATGAAGGATCCATGGCCTGGCCAATGGCTGGTCATGATCTGGTTGATGTGCTGGATCCACCTATGCCGGACCGCACCCAGTGGCTGCAGGATCTGGCTTATTGCCAATGGAATAAAAAAGAAATTTCATCTGGGAAAGCCTGGGATCATTTGAAAAATAAAACGGAAAATAAATGCGAGCCGGCAGATTAGATCGCAGGATCACGATCCAGGTATTTTCATTGGCATCACCGGCCATCAATGCAGATGGCCAGGAATCCGGCAGCTGGGTGACACTGGCCAATGAATGGGCTGAGATCATGCCAATGGGCGGCAGTGAAGCAATGCGATCACAGCAGGAACTGGCACAGGAAAATTTAATATTCACCATACGATTCAGACCGGATATCACGCCGGAGCATCGCATTTTGTACAATTCAAAAAACTATGATATTATTTCTGTTTTGGAGATCAAGCGGCGCAAGGGATTAAAAATGCAATGCCGTGAAAATGTCGCATGAGTAAAGACAACTATTTCGATTTTGAAGTGGAAGGTGGAAAAGAACTGGACAAGGTTCTGAAATCATTGCCACAGGCTGCAGCCAAGCAGCAGCTCAAAGCATCACTGAGAATGGCAGCCAAGCCAGTGCTGAGAGCAGCACGCGCCAGAGCGCCCAGGGATACCGGCGCAGCTGCGAAAAGTATCAAGGTCCGTGTGATGACCAGGACCAATGTGCCGGCTGCGATATCGATCGGTCCGGATCTGGATCACTGGTATCTACAGATGATCGAATTCGGAACATCCACGACAGCAGCGAATCCATTTCTGCGGCAAGCATGGAACAGCAATCGAGTGGCATTTGTGAAAACATTTGGACAAAATATGTGGTTCGTTTTGGAAAGATTTTCTAACAGATTATTGAAACAGGCTTATGCCGGTAAACTTTCAAATGCCGGCAGGAAGGCTTTAGGGATATGATCCAGCAGGGACTGCGAACATTGCTGATCGGTGATGGCACGATCTCTGGGCTAATCGGTGCAGCCGGCGCTGCCAGGTGTTACAGTGTCCTACTGCCACAAAAGCCGACACTGCCGGCCCTAATATTGACAATGATCGATTCAGATCCGGACTACACACACCAGAATGAATCAGGGATCGAATCTGCCACATTCCAGATTGACAGCTGGGCGGATGATATGTCTGGCACACGCACCCTGGCTGCAGCGGTTAAATCGAAGCTGAGCGGATTTGAAGGTGCAGCCGGATCCGAAGTCATTGACAGTGCATTCTTAACTGATCAAAATGAATTACATGATTCTGAGCTGCAGGCATACAGGATCATGCAACAATTCGACATTCAATTTCATTAAACAAGGAGTAAATCATGGCACACTTTGCACATGGCACGGCGCTAAAGATAGGCGATGCCGCCAGTCCGGAAGTTTTTACCGAAATCGCTGAAGTCACAAGTATCAGCGGACCAGGGATGGCTGCGGATGCAATTGAAACCACACACCATTCAGTCACAGATTTCACCAGAACTTTCATCGCAGGATTAAAAGACTATGGTGAAGTATCGATTGAAGGAAATTTCCTGCCAGCCGGTGGCACGCAGGATGTCTCAACCGGTCTTTTAAAAAAATATGAAGATCGCACGCTGACCAATTATCAGCTGGTATTCACCGATGCAGGAAACACCACCTGGGCATTGACTGCACTGGTCACAGCATTTGAGCCGGCTAATCCATTTGATGACAAGTCATCATTCAGCTGCACATTGAAGCTGTCCAGCAAACCTACATTGGCATAAATGAATCCAAATATTCATACAGCTGATGTGGAAATCATCCTGCTGGGCAAATCGTACATGGTGCGATATGACTGGACTGCGATCGCCAAACTGAAGACGGAACTGGGTGACAAGTTTGATTCTGTTATTGCTGCCGCATCTGTGAATTATGACATGCAGGTGGTGTCCACAGCCCTGGCCATTGGCCTGGTCAGACATCATCCGGATGAACTGACCGCGGAGCGGATCCACGCGATATCGCCGCCGGTGCTGCCTATGACCAAAGCGATCAATGAGGGGCTGAATATGGCTTTTTATGGATCCGTGGAAGTGCCTGAAGATGATGACCACCCTTCGATGCTGACCAGGCTGAAGAAAGCACTAAGTGCTTGGTCAGCGAAGCCCAGAAATGGGCCTACAAATACGGACTGACACCGGATCAATTTTGGATATTGACACCAAATGAAATGCGTATCTGGCTGCATTCCAGGATTGAATTCATAAATGATCAGCGGAAAACAGATGGACAAAATGTGTACATCGCGGCCTGGTTCACAGCTGCCTGGACACGGACAAAACGAATGCCATCACACCGAAGCCTGATGAAGACACTCGGAATCGAATCACAAGAATCTGGGCAGACACCGGCACAAATGCTGAAGACTGTCGAAATGCTAAACCTGGCAATGGGTGGCGCGGATCTGCGGAAGGATAAAAACTGATGGCGCAGAAAGTCGGTGGAATATTTGTCAGCATGGCTGCATCAGCCGCCAGATTCTCAAAGGATATGGACAAAGCCAGATCCGCTGCCAAGAAGTCATCAAATGGTATTAATAACAGTTTCAACAAATCGCGCAGATCCACCAAAGCATTCAGCGGTGGAATCGGCAAACTGAAGGGCGCCGCCATTGCTGCGGCTGGTCCGGCAGCACTGGGACTACTGATCAAGAAAGCAATTGACACAGCTGATAATATAGCGAAGACAGCAGATGCGATCGGGATCTCCACTGACATGTTGCAGGAATTGCAATTCGCTGCAGACATCGCAGGGATATCACAAGATACTTTAAATTCTGCACTCAAGGCATTCACCAAGCGTGTTGGTGAAGCATCTGCCGGCACCGGTACCATGATCACGCTGCTGAATAAAATGGATCAGGAACTGCTGGCCAATATCCAACAAGCTGAATCTGCCGAGCAAGCATTTGATCTGATCATAAATGCAGCCGCTGAAATGGAGCGGCCAATGGATCGCGCAGCTTTATTGGCCGCAGCATTTGGCCGGACAGCCGGTGTGGAAATGGCAAACCTGATCAAAAATGGTGTTCAGGATATGGAAGCCATGCGTCAGAAAGCACGCGATCTGGGCCTGGTGATTGAAGAGGATTTGCTGCGCGGAGCTGAGCAGGCCAAGGACGCGCTGA